CTGGGCGCCGTGGTGAACGTCACCACTCCGGTCGTGGTGTCGGCCGACACGCCAGACGTCACCAGCACGCCGTTGCGATAAAGCTTGACGGTATTCGCCACCGGCTTGGCGATAGTACGGCTCTCAACGACGCCACCACTGGAGTAATTCTTGACGAGCTGGAAAATCTTGAGGCTGCCGTTGCCGGTACCGATCACCTGCGCCACGCCCTGGTAGTCGGTCCAATCCTTGAAGCGGAAGCCATGCGCGCGCCCGCGACGGGCGCGGAAGAAGGCGATCAGCTCGGCCACGTGCTCACGATCGCGCAGCCCGCTGGCCACGTCCCACTTGCCGCGCGCCGCCGCCCAGTTGCTGTTGCGATGTTCGTGGCCAGAGGCCGTCGCCACCACCGTCGTGAGGTAGCCCGGCCCACCCGAGGCGCCGTAGGAGATCGCCGGCGGGAACTGCACCTCGTGGAACGCAGCCATGTCAGAGGTTCCGGCGTTGCACGCGCGCCAGCGTGCGCGCCGCGTCTGCGGCGAGCTGGCCCTGGCTGGCGCGGAAGCCGCCGACGTCTGGCGTGGTGATGTTCATCACCACGTTGACCGGCGAACGCGAGGCGTTCATTCCCTTGGCCACCTGCTGGCGCGAGAGCACCCGCTCGCCACGCTGGAGGATCGCCGGCATTTCATCGGGCTTCAACGCACCGCTGGCATAGGCGCCGGCCAGACCGCCGCCGTGATAGCGAGGCGCGCCGAGGAACAGCGCCGGGTCGACCATCCGGGTCGGTGGGGCGCCTTGGCCGACGATGCCGCCCTCGTGAAACCAGCTGGCCAGCCAGGTGCCCGCCGACTTGGCAATGCCCGACAGCCAGCCACTGGACGCCGCCTCGCCCACGGCCCCGGCCGCCGCGCCACCCGCCGCGCTGCCCGCCGCCGACTGGACAGCGGCCGAGGCCGCCGCGCTGCCCGCCGCCGCCGCCGTGCCGCCGAACAGGCTGGAGCCCATCAGGCCCTCGGCGATTGGCGCCAAGATCGCCTGCTTGATGGCAATGCGTGTGATGTCGGCGACGATGCTGTCGGCGAGGCTGCCGAAGTCGAGCTTGCCCTTGACCACCATGGAGGTCAGCGCGTCTTCCATGCCCTGGAAGGCGATGGTCATGGCTTCCTCGGCGCCGCGCGCGGCGTTGGTCGCCTCGTCCACGTAATCGCCAAGCGCCACCCGGGCGCCATCCTGCCACTCGCGGCTCTTGCGCAAAAGCCACTCCTGGCTGCGCGCGAAATCCTCGGCGGCATCGAGCGTGGCGCGGTTGAACGTCTCCTGGCTGATCGCATCAGCGTCCAGCAGTACCTTCAGGCGCGCCAGCGTATCGGTGTATTCCTCGGCCGGGGTCAACATCTGCCGGGTCAAGCGGATGCCCTCGCGCGTGGCCTCGTCTGCCTTCTGTTGCGCCTCGCGCTGGTCATAAAGCGCGCCGGCCAGCTTCTCGACTTCGGCCCGCTGCGCCGCCGTGGCGCCAGCGGACAGGCGGGACAGGGCCTGGTCGATGAACTGCTGGCGTTTGTTGTCAACGACTTCAAGCTGGCGGCTCATGTCTTGCACGAGCTGAGCATTGCGCGCCACCTCGCGGGCCGCCGCCTTCTCGCCGGCCGCCGCGCGCTTGACAGAGGCAGCCCCGCGCTTGGCCTCGGTGGCGTCCAGCGCGGCGATCTGGCGCCGGTGCAGCTCTTCCTGGCGGGCGAGGGTCTTGTCGATCTCGGCGGCGTTCTCGGCCGTCCGCTGCCCCTCGATCTGCTTTCGCTTGTCGGCGTACTCCTTGTCGATCGCCGCCCGCTTCTCGGCCGCCGTGGCGTGCTGAGTGATGCCCTTCTCGATCTCGCCACGCAGCTCGCCCAGTCTCTCGGTGCGCGCCTCGGCCTCGGCGGCGCGCTGACCGGCGAGCGCTTTCTCCCGCTCGGCCTTCTCCGTCGCCGCCGCCTCTTGCTGCTGGCGCTTTAGCGCCTCGATTTCCTGCTGGCCTTCCTCGACCTCGGAATGCGTCCACTTGCGCCGCAGCCCGGTCAGCCCCGGATTGAGCAGCGCCTTTTTGCTTTCCGCGATCTTTCTCTCGGCCTGGGCGATCTGCGCATCGAAGTCCTCGGCCGGCGCCACCGAGAGCCGGCCCTCGATCATCTCCACGCGCGCGCCCCTCAGCATCGCCGTCGTTGTTTCCGCCGCTCTGGCCAGCATGCCCAGCGTCTCTTGAACGAATGCGCTAACACCCGACGTCTGGCCGAGCTGTTCGAGGAAGTTGCCCCACGCATCCGAGAGCCGATTGGTCGCGCCGGTGAGGCCGCCGGCCTCGGCCGCGCCGGCGCCGCCGACCTGGCGCTCCAGCTCGGCCAGGATCACCCGCTGCGCCTCGGCCGTCTGGCCGGTATCCATCAGCGTCTGAATCAGCTCGCGCTGGCTCGCGGAGAACGAGATGCCGACACGACGCAGCGCGTTCAGGCCCTGCTCCGGGTCTTGCAGCGCCTTGCCGAGCTGCATCGCGGCCGAGCTGAGATCCTGGCCGAACACGGTGGCCATGTCCTGCGCCAGCGCCAGCGTGCGGGTGAACGTCTCGCCCGAGACGCTGCGGAACGTCGCCAGCACCGCCGCCGCTTCCTGCACCGCCTCGGAGGTGGCGAGCGTCGAGCGTTCGATGTCATCGGCGAAATCGACGATCTGCTGACCCGTGAGGCCCGAGGCATGTCCGGTGGCCTTGAGCACCGCCTCGAGGCGACGATAGCTGCGTTCGGCCTCGGCGGCTTCCCGCAGGCCCGCCACCATGCCAGCGGTGACCACCGCCAGCGCGGCGCCGGCCGCCAGGCCCACCGGCCCCAAGGCGCCAAGCGCACCCCCGACCGCGCCCAGCCGGCCGGTCATGCCCTCCATGGTATTGATGACTTCGCCGGCCGCGCCGTCGAGCATCCGCAGCGAACGCGACGCCGGCTCGGCGGCGTCCTCGATGCGCTTCAGCGCGCGCTGGCCAGTCTCGCCAACATCGCGCAGCTCGGCCTTGACCTTTTGGCCATCAACGACCGCCAGCCGGACGGAGATGTTACCCGTTGCCATGGCTCATCCGCTCGTTGATCGCGCCCACCAGGCCCGCTTCGCCGGCCGGCAGCAGCTCGGCCAAACCCGCCGCGTCGTAGCCAGCCGCCGCGCCCATGGCCATCGCGGCGCCGAGATCGAGCCCGATCACCGCGCCCGGAAGAAGGCGCAGCTGCCCGGCGCAGCGACAGAGAATATCCCACGCCTGCCAGCCGACGTCGGTCAGCGGCTCATTGACGATGTAAGCGCACAGCTCCCCATCACGGCCCGGCTCGCCCTTGGCGCACGGCAGACCTTGAGCCCGGCATCCATCGCAGTAGCCGGCCCCACCGCCGAAGTGCCAGCGCGCGCGGGCCGTCATCCGTTTTTTTCCTCGTCCAGCAACAAGGCCGGCGCGAAGTAGAGCCGCTCGAACGCCTCGGCGATTGGCCACAGCTCCATCAAGGCATCGACACCAGCGGCGGTGAGCGGGACCGGCTCGCCGTTCTCGTCGCCGACGCCTTCCCATTGCTCGATCGCCAGGTGCGCCAGCGCGCCCACCAGCGCCGCCGTGCGCTCGCCCGGGCCAGCCGCTGGGGCGGCCAGCATCGCCGAGCGGGCCGCCATCACCAGCGCGGTGGTGCACGGCCGCACGAACACTCGGACGCCGTGCCCGAGATCAAGCCAGTGCGGCTCGCGTTTCAGCTGGAGGCGGATCAAGCGACGTAGCTCGCGACATTGTTGAGCAGGTGCACCCGCAGCATCGTGCCGGTGGTCTCGTCATAGGCGCCGCGCCAATCGAATGAGGCCTCGACGCCGCCCGGACCAGGCAACGCGTACTTCGGCTTCGGCAGGAACACGCGCGGCAGCTCGAAGCGCAGGTAGTAGCCGTCGGCGAAGCTGTAACGGTAATCGAACGCCACCGGCTCGCCGTTGGTTGCCTCGTTCACCAGCGTCGCGCCATCGAAGCGCACGGTCATCGTACCCTGGGCCGAGGCGAAGGTGGGATCGGCGGCCTCGATCTTGCCGTCCTCGCGGATCACCCGCACGCGCTCCAGATTGTTCGAGAACGTGAGGCTGCCGCCGGTGACGCCTGCCAACTGCACGCCGCCCTTCAGGATCGAGCCGCGACCCTGGGAAAACCGCCGCAGGCTGAAGGTGCTCGGGGTGGCGTCGAGCGTGGCGCTGGCGTGCTCCTCGCCTTGCGCCACGAGCTGGATGCGGCCGTTGGCAGGGCCCTCCAGCCCCATGTCGAAGGCGAGGCTTTCCATCACCGTGCCGAGGTGCCGGAAAAACACCGGCGTCACCAGCTTCGGATGGCCGATCTCGAAGGTGTAGCTCGGGATCGCATCGCTGCCGCTCATCCAGACGTGCGTGGCGCCGCCCGAGCTGAGCGTGGCACCCGAGACCGTGGCCGCGCTGGCGGCGAGCGTGAAGGTGTTACCGACGGTGCCGGCCGTGTCGAACGAGACGCTCAGCCGTTGCGTGCCGGTGGGGCGCGAGTAGGTGCATTTGGCCACCTCGGCGTCGGCCGAGGCATTGAGGTCCGTCACCAGCTGATCGAGCGTGCC